GTGCGTGGCTGTATTGGGCGCTTTTATCTCTAAGAGACCCTCATCACCAACTAAGCCATCAGGGGAAGCGCCCGCCATGATGATGGATGGGTGAGGAACAAACCCCACTTCATCGACTAAGACATTTTGGGCAACTTCATAAGCAAGCCTAGCTAACGGTTCTGTGTCTACTCCATGTTGCATAGCAGCATTAATAAAACTTTCCCCTTTTTGTTTGGTGAGGCGTTCGCACACCAGCTGCGCCATGTAATTGTCTCGACTGGTTGAATAACCCGTCTTTGTCTTGGCGATAACGTCAGCCACACGGGAGGCCGTGACTTTACCAATACGGGCCTCAAACCAGGCGTCTGTTCCTTGTTCCATCATTTCAATCATTTTTGAAGTCCTCAAGTGCGGTTTCGGTAATGTGATCGACTAAATATTGCAGCAGTAAATGGGCAATATCTACATCAGTATTTTTGACGTAAGCGTTGACCAGTTCCATACTTTCCTGAACATCAGGCTCATTAGGTAAGCCACGTTCATCAAGTGAGCCACTTTCAAAAGGCGTGTATTCCAGGAAACACACCAGGTCAACGCCCTCAATTTCGCATTCAAATTCAATCAGCCCTTTGGGGCAAGCTGGCGTGTTCATGTGTTCTTCTCCTTGAGTTTGGCTTCAGTTCGTTGCACACAATCACGCAACAGTTCGTCAATAAATCCAAATTCTTGTTCTATATCCTCATCCGTCAGCCCTACCCATGTGCGCTGTGCCAACTTGCAATCAGGATGATGGTCAGTCCAAACGCAATGTGAATCGCAGAACTGCTCCCAAGGCTCATCCTTCGCTTCTAGTGCGGCTTTAATGGCTTCATAAACTTGCTTTTGTTTTGCAACATGAGGGCAAGGTTCATTGCTTGCGTGTTGTTCATGTTTTTTGTGATGTGATGCTTCACAAATAAAAGCAGGGCTTATTGATGAAATAAACTCCAATGCAAGGCGTAATGCTTCATCTTTGGTCATAGTTTGGCCTTTACTTTGTCTTTGGCTGCAATAACTTTCTTCTGCCAGTCTGCATCACCATTGCAAGCTGCATAGGCGGCCTTGTAAGCGGCTTTTAAGCTGTCCTGGTCAGTAGATGCCTCGATAGCTGCCAAGTGATCTACCAGGGCGCTTTCATTGACTGTCTTTTCAATAACTGTCTTGCGGCTGGCTGCATTATCGTCATCGTCCTCTGGGGCTATGCCACAGGCCGCCATCAGGCTGTAACGCCTGGCATAAGTCAAAGCCGAAGCGTAACCCTGCGGATCATGTTTGACAGCTGGAAAGTGAACAATCCCGCACTCCAGCATTTCGCCAGATTCGTGGACAAATACAGTTTCAACCATTACACCGTTGGCGCAGTCATAGTTTTTCTGAAGTAAGAAAATGCCGTTGTCGTTTAAAGCGTCTATAACGGCCTCAACGCAAGCGGATAGGTCAGCATAGCGTGAGCGAAAATGCGGGTTTGTAGAGGTCTTTAAAGCTGGCCCAAACGCCTTTTGTGCTTTGACCAATGCCGTGGCTAGATTTTTCATGCTTGTTCCTTTGTAAGTTCCAATTGGATTTGTTTGAGTTGATCTGAAGTGACGTTGATCAAATAGCAAAGGTTGCGGATTTTGCCTTGCAGCATTCCGACTTGAAAAGCCAGGCGATCCCGTGGGTCTTGGTTTTCGTAGATCGTGGCTGCTTGCTGGGCCACTTGCGTGATGATGTAATCTGCGTTCATGATTCGTCCTTTAAATAAGCTGTCAGGCGTTTAATACGGTCAGAGTGATAGTCAGCCATGCGCTTGGCGTATTCCATGCCGCTGAGAGCGTCTAATAGCTTTCTCTGGGCCTCTGCAAGTTCTTTGGCTGCCAGTTCTTTGGCTGATGGCATACGCCAGTATTCTTTGATCTGCTCAATCATGATTAACCCCTCCAGGCCAACATCACGCCCCAGCCGCCAAAGATGATGATGGCCAAGACGCATTCAATTAAAGTAGTGATAATTTTTTGTTTCATGGTGTTTCCTTAGAGGGCCGAAACCCTGGTTAGTTAATTTGGAATTAAGTTCTGGGCGATGGTTCTTTTTGCATCTTTCAATCTGGAAAAAGTCCAGCGAAACTTGCCATCAACAAATAATTCCCAGCTGGATGAAAGCGTGTTGCAACGAAACCCATAATCCTGGACACGAACAATGGTGATGTTGCCCTGGGTAAAAACTGTTTTGCGGTTCATGTGCAGCCCCTTAAATGCGTGAGGGCTGTGTGCCAACCAGTTCACCATCTGCAATCATGAACAGAATGGTTTTGGCAATGTTCAGAGTTTGTCTGGCACGATCTGTGTCCAATGTCATCAACTCTTGAGCGTCAGACATGAGGCCAGCCACAACCATGTTGCCGCCAGTTAATTGGTAAGTAATAGATTCTTTGACTGATTCAATGTAAGCGTCAATATCTGCGAAGCCATACATTGAAACGTTGCGGCTGATTTGTGTTGCGTTTGTCATTTTGATTTCCTTAAAAGACCCGTTAGGGCATGAATGAATTGTAAGCTCACTTAACATGGGCTGTCAACAGTTATCTCCAAACAGAATATGGTTCACCGCCAGACAATGCAATGTCGTAAGGAGAAACGATTGGGGCATATTTGCCGCTGTTGTTCATGATGTAAACAGCGTTGTCAAAGAAGTCCTCACGCAATGTGTCGAGGCGTTTGCCAGCAACTTCAACCAATGGAAAATTGGCCTCAACAACTAAAACGTTGTGGGGAATGCGTCTGTTGTATGAAAAATTTGACATTTTGATTTCCTAAATAGACCCCGAGAAGTTCAGGGCATGGTTGAATTATAAGCTAGCTTAACCAAATCAACTAGGTGAATTCCCTTAGATTTGCGTAAAAAGCAACAGTTTCAGCAATTATTTTGTCAATTTGCGCAATGACTGCTTGATGTTGTGTGGTGATGGCCTTTTCTGTGGCTTTGCCGCTGGTGACAGCCCAGGTCATTTGATAATCTTTTGTGACGGTGAAGTAATACATTTCACCCTCTTTGCGACTGCCTGTCACCGTTGTGGTGATCAGGCCGCTGCTGCGTTTCATCGTTGCAATTGCAATGCGGGTTTCATCGTCCAGCGCTGCCAGAGTTACAGCTTTCCAGCCAAATGGGGTTTTTGTAATTTGCATGATGTGTCCTTAAACGTTAGCAATTTTTTTGGCGTAGGCAACTGCCTGGTCAAACATAGTTGGCGGGTAAATTTTGGTTGCAACAATTTGTTCCGCATCTGTGTCAATCAAAGTGACCGCATAACCTTTTTTCACTTTGGTGACCAGGGCGCTGATGCCATAAAAAACATTGACAAATGTTGCGTTTTCGGTGGATGTTTGAGAGATGATCATTTTGTGTTCCTTAGAGGGGCTTGCGCCCCGTTGATTTAAGCTGCCAAGCGTCCAACAGAATTGAAGCCGTAACCGTCATCGCCTAAGAAAGCGACACGGGCCAATGTGGGGCTGGGTTGTGTCTCGCAAAAACTGGTAGCAGCGACACGATCCATGATGCGTCTTTCGTTGCTGTAATCCATGAAATCCGCAATGTAAGCGCCACGGTAACCGTCTTTGACAGCTGGCACTTGCAAACCGTAGTATTGGCAAGCCTCTTGCACAGCTGCTTGCATAACGTCCAGGGTCATTTCACGATTAACAAAAATGTAGTTAGCACCGAAGCTGGTTTCAACACCGTCCAGGCTGTTGTAGTTGTAACCTTGGTAATCGGTCATCCCGTCAAAGTAAGCGCCCTCGAACATGGCCACAACGTTTTTGACAGCTTCTGATGTTGGGCCGTTGACGTAACCAACGGTAATTGAAGCGCCTCCGCTGTAAACGCTAGAGCGAACAGAAAATCTAACGCCAGGGAAAGATTCTCTGAGAGCAGCACGAACTAATTTTGCAGTCTCAGCGCAAGAAAGATATTGACTAGCCATTTTGATTTCTCCTTAAAAGACCCCGAAACGTCAGGGCATGGGTGAATATTAAGCCAGCTTAACTATCGTGTCAAATGGTATTTGTAAAGCCCCCTTAAATTTGTCAAGTATTTGACTGTTTGAGTAAGTTGGCTTAATATGCAAATATGGATAAATTGCAAGCTATAAAAAACGCTGGTTCTGCTAAAGACCTGGCACAGCTGCTGGGGATAACCAGGGCAGCGATCAGCCAATGGGGTGACAAAGTTCCCCAGGCTAGGGTGTGGCAATTAAAAACATTAAAACCAGAATGGTTTGACAAATAAAAAAATATGTATAATCCAAACCGTCTGAGTGGCATCGGACGAGTGACGCTAATCACGGAAACCCCGCAGAACATTGTGTGGTCTTGTCAGACGGCAAGTGAACTTTTGATTAGCGTCATTCGTTTGCTGTTGCTCTCGCCAAGAGCCAAGACCACAGAGTGTTTTACGGGGTTTTTCTTTTGGCGACTGTGCAATGCGGTACGTCGGTGGTTGCATTTAGGGATACCCTGTTACACGAGCGAACTAAAGCAGGGGCGGTGGGCGAAGGATAGAGCCGAGTGGTTGGGGTGCAAATCTCAGAAGTCTGTCCTATGCGATGCGATGACATGGCTCCGAAGGGAAGTTATCCACAAGCAAAGCGGGTGCTGTTTTATTACGGTAAGGCTTTGCTTTGCTCAAACAATCACCAAAGGGAACTTATGAGGCAATGTAAGTGTGGTGGAGTGATAAGACAACATCAACTGACAAACAAGAGAGAAGCATGGACTTGCAACACTTGCGGACGGTATGAAGTTGTTGAAGAAGAAAAAGAAGAAACCGACTGGATACTTGAACAACTGAATGGTTTAAGAGAAGCAGAATAAAAAGGACAACGGCAATGGACTTATTTGGATTTCCTGATCAACCAAAAAAAACGGATGAAGGTTTTGAAGAATTTTGGGCGGCTTACCCAAGATGTGAGAGAAAAGGCGAAAAGGCTGCTTGCAAAAAGAAGTGGACTGAAAGCTACTATTTTTCTCAAAAGCACATCATCTTGAAACACGTTCAATGGATGGCTACTACAGCCCAATGGTTAAGAGACAACGGTGCATTTATCCCAGCCCCAAAGGTTTATTTAAACCAACAACGTTGGGATGGCGCAGACATTCCTGAAATCAAAGCGAAACCCCTGATTGACCCTGCTTTGGCAAAGATTCAAGCTGATTCAAAGAAAGCCGCCCCGATGCCAGAACACATTAGAGCCAGGCTTGCGCAATTAAGAAAGTAAATATGAACTTTTTAGATTCTTATCCAACAGAGTTTTACATTTCTGATGTGGGTTATTTAGTGTTTAAACAAGATTGCTTTGAATGTGGTCATCAAGCGATGTTTTTAATTACACCTGAACAAACCAAAATTCTTGCTAATTTGTTGCCAGACATGATGAAACAACAAACTGAGCGTTGGACTGGCTTACAAAAAGACTTAACTGATGACGCACAATGAAGCGACAAGAATCCTTGATCGAGTCCGAGAAGGCCAACAATTTAGCCACTTTGTCATTACAAGAGCGCTTGAACTTACAGGAGACTATGAGGCACACCGAAGCCCTGGAATGGATCAGACGCTATCGCAAAAAAGCGCTGGAGGAGGGCAGGGACGAGGCTCAATACTGGTGGCAGCAAACTCTGGCAGACATTGCCAAGAGGCGAGGCCAAGCAGCTGCTGATGATCTGCGCAGACGCATGAACGAACAGAAAGACAAAAAATGATTTCAATAATGTTCACGGTTTACGGTGAGCCAATAGCCAAAGGCAGGCCAAGGTTTTCAACCAGGGGAAAATTCCCTGTTGCCTACACGCCACAAAAGACAAAAACCTATGAATCTGAGGTTGCGATGATGGCAAAGGCGGCAATGGGTGCGTCAGAAGCCCTAGAAGGGCCTCTAGAGACTTATATCTACGTTACCTTTCCCGTCCCAGCGTCTTACACAAAAAAACGCACAGAAGCCTGTTTAAAAGGTTTTGAACAACACACAAAAAAGCCTGACCTGGACAATGTTGTTAAGGCAATCTGCGATGGCATGGACAAAATTGTCTTTTTATCCGATGCGCAAATAACATCAATTCACGCCACAAAGGTTTATGGCGAGACAGCCAAGGTTGAGGTTTTGGTGAGGCAAATATGAATATCTTTATTTACACAAAATCAGGCTGCCCGAACTGCGTCACAGCAAAAAAGCTGATGAAAGAAAAAGGTCTGCGTTTTGTTGAACTTGACTTTAGCAACGAAAAAGTTAGGTTTGCGTTTGAGTTTGCTTATCCAGGCGTGCGTGGGATGCCTCAAATCATTATTGATGATCAAAGAGTTGGCGGTTTGGCTGGCCTCCAGGCAGCCTTAAAGCAGCTGGAGGGCGCATGAGCAACAAAACCGCATTTATGTGCGTGGTTTCATACCTGGTGGCCTTTTGGTCGTTGATTGTTTATTTTGTGAAATCTCTATGATTGTCACGCTGCACAACGCACAACAAGGCCATGCGGTGCTGAAAGACTTATGGCCTAAGATTAAAGAAAATCTGCAAGCTGGCAAGCAGTTGCGCCTGGAAATCAAAAAAGCCAGCAGAAGCACAGACCAAAACGCCATGTTTCACAGCCTGATTGACCAGGTTGCAAAAAGCATGAAAGCCGTAGGTTCTACCTGGACAGCTGACGATTGGAAACGCCTACTGATTGACCAATGGGCGCATGAGACTGGACGCAAGATTGGCAAGGTTGCACCGAGCCTGGACGGTGAGCGAGTTGTCCAGCTTGGCCTCCAAAGCCACAAATTTACAAAAGAGGAAGGCTCAGAGTTTATTGAATGGCTCTTGGCCTGGATGACAGAAAAAGGAATAGAAGCATGATGTGTCCCCGCTGCGGCTCTGAAACCCTCAAAGTTTTGGATACCAGGTCAAACCCAGAATTTGTTAGCCGCAAACGCCAATGTGAGAACAACCACAAGTTTTACACCAAAGAATATGCAATATCCCAAGCACAAATATGTGAGAAGCCAGAAGCTGCTGAAGTTAGTGGCGGGTCTTTCCTGTCAAAACTGTGGCATGGACAATGGCGTCCAAGCGGCTCACAGTAATTGGGGCGGTGGTAAGGGTAAGGGCATCAAGGCCGATGACAACCTGGTAGCTGCGCTGTGCTTGGCGTGTCATTACGAAATTGACCAGGGCGCAAACCTTACAAAAGACGAGCGCAAAGAAATGTGGTTAAAAGCCCACACAGCAACGGTTAAAACACTTGGTGACCGTTGGCCTACCGAAGTGCCAAAACCCTCAATATGAGCGCATATTGGGCAGCGGTGCGTCTTTTTGTGAGCCGCCTTTGTGGGCTTTGTCCAGTCCTTGCGACTCATGGCGCTTGAGTTCTTTTTCCACAGCTGCGATTCTGCGAAGTTCCTCACGATGCTCAGAGACTTTTTCGTAATGGCCTCCGCTTGTAGGTTGACGTTTTTGCTCTGTGATTTTGAAGTTTGTAGCCATGATAAATTCCTGTTAAAATGGTGATTGACATTGTGCCACATTGCGCATAAAGTCAAAACCATAAATTCTTTGCAAGGAAACATCATGGGTAAAATGGACACACACATGGCTAAAGGTCGTTCTGGCGAGACAGAGCCAAAAGGCGTAGATAAAGCTGATCGTGCTAACGAGCGTAAAGAAAAGCTGGTTGGCGGTGTTGGCATGGGTATGGAAGATAAGACTGGTGCTGACAAGCAGTTCAATACTGGCCGTACATCTGGCATTTGTTACACTAAAACCCGTTCAGAGTACCGCTAAAAAATGGCTGTCCAGCTATCCTCATTGATGGGGATGGGACAGCCAGCCCCTGCCAGGGCGCAAGCGGTTGCCCCCGAACAAGCCCCTGCGAATCCTATTGAACAGGCCTATTTTCAGCGCCTGGCTCAATCCTATCCTGAGTTGATCCAGGAATATGCAGCACACCCTGAATCTAAGGGTGGCCGCATTATTAACACAGACGTTGCCAGGGAAATGTCCCCTGAATACCGAGCAGACCGCACAAAGTCAGCAGACGTTCATGAGCCATCAAGCGCTTTTATGAAGCAGCTGTATGCGGAAAAGCTGGCAAACCCCACACCCAAAGGCATGGATAACACCGTTGTCTTTAGCGCTGGCGGTACTGGTGCTGGCAAAACCACAGCGTTAGATTTGTTGGAATCTGTCGATCCCGCCCTTAGACGGTCGGAAATGATCTACGACACCAACATGAACAAGTTTGAATCTGCCGACAAAAAGATCAAACAGGCCCTGGATGCCAAGCGCAAGGTTCGTATTGTTTACACATACCGTGACCCAGCTGAAGCGCTGGAGTTTGGCGCATTGAGCCGAGCCAGCCGCATGGAAAAAGAAAAGGGTTCTGGCCGCACCGTCCCAATTGAGGAACACCTAAAGACTCACATTGGCGCACGCAAAGTCATTGAAGAACTTAAAGAAAAGTACAAAGACAATCCCAGGGTAAACATTCAAATTGTCGATAACTCCAAAGGAAAAGGTAAGGCTATTGCAAGCCAGCTTGACAAGCTACCTAAACTAGAGGAGAATGAAGTTCGTAGGAGGTTACATGACACACTTGAGCGAGTTAGAAGCAGCGGCATTGGCGGCAAGGAGAGAATCTCCGATGCCATCTACCGAGGCACATCCGGAAAAGTTCTCTGATTACAAAGAGGCCCGAACTTTTGATTTAGAGAACAAAGGTTTTGCCGAGCGCCTGGCTGCTGGATTAAACAAAGCAGTTTTGGCTAGTGAGGCAAAGTCACGATGACTGAGAAATGCGAATTTTGTAAATTCTTTCGTGACTCTCAGATTATGGGTAGTTGCAGACGCTATCCAGTTTTACAGAACAAGCACGCTAATGATTGGTGTGGTGAGTTTGTAGTTGCCATCGTCCGTGAGGAGGATGTTTCACCCGCACCAGTTGCGGGTTCTTTTTTACCTAAAAAACGTGGCAGACCAGCAAAGGAAGCAAAATGAACTTGCAGCCATTGAGAGACAAAATCTTAGTTCGCCCTGAAAAGCGCAATTTAAGCGATGTTTTGTATTACCAATCGGCAGAAGCTGATAGCCGTGGAACTGTGGTCGCAGTAGGCCCAGAAGCCCAGGCAGAGGGCCTAAACGTTGGTGACTTCATTACTTTTGGCACATTCGGCAAAGACTACAAAGACGAATACCTGAAGTTTGAGGAAATCAAGCACAATGACGAGCGCTTACTCAAAATGAGTTGGCAAGATGTATGTTTTGTAATGGAAGAATCATGAACAAAGAAGCAATCAACAAACAAATTGAAAACTTGATGACCCAGGGCAAACAACTGGAAGTCCAGCTGCACATGATCAACGGTGCGCTTCAGGACTGCAATCATTGGTTAGCCGAATTGGAGAAACAAAATGCCCCTGAAGAAATCAGCCAGCCCGAAAGCGTTTAAAGAGAACATCAAAGCGGAAGTGAAGGCGGGGAAACCTGTCAAACAAGCCGTGGCGATAGCCTATTCCGAAAAGCGAGAAGCCGAGAAAAAGGCTAAAAAGAAATGACCGAAGAAAAGCGCCCTGTTGGACGTCCATCCCTTTACGATCCTAAGTATTGTGAGGAAGTGGTTGCCCTGGGCAAAATCGGTAAGTCTGTCGAGCAAATAGCATCAACTCTTAACGTTTCCTTACGAACAATGTATTCATGGCGTGATGCTCATGAAGAATTTTTGCACGCCTTGGACGATGCTAAGACTCATGAGCAAGCCTGGTGGGAAGATCAAGCAGCTGCTTACATGGTTGAGAACAAAGAAAGCGACAAGCTAAACGCTACTTTGTGGTCACGATCAATGGCTGCACGATTCCCAAAGAAGTATCGTGAAAGCACAAAGACAGAAATTACTGGCGCTGATGGCGCACCGCTGCTGTCAGGCATCCAGGTCAGTTTTGTGAAGCCTAATGAGTAAACGTCTTGGACACGCAGACGCTAAAACGAGGTGGGTCTTGGTGGAATCCCAAGAACTAATTTATGTCTGAAGTTAACTCAGCCATCGCCAAAGCGGAATTCCCGCTAAAGCTGCAATGCTTGTTTCAGCCCTCCAGGTACAAAGTCCTTTACGGTGGACGAGGCGGGGCTAAGTCTTGGGGTGTTGCCAGGGCGTTATTGATTAAAGGCGCACAATCCCCGTTGAGAGTGCTTTGCGCCCGTGAATTCCAGACTTCAATTAAAGATTCAGTTCACAAGCTGCTGTGTGACCAGATCGAGGCGCTTGGGCTGGGGACTTTCTATGAGATCACCCAAACAAGCATTAGGGGCAAGAACGGTTCAGAGTTTAGTTTTGTTGGCCTCAAGAACAACGTGGCAAACGTAAAGTCTTACGAAGGCGTGGACATTTGCTGGGTGGAGGAAGCGCAGACAACCAGCCGAATGTCGTGGAATGTGCTGATTCCAACGATTCGTAAGGAAAAGTCTGAAATTTGGATTACGTTCAATCCTGAGTTGGAGACAGACGAGACTTACCAGCGGTTTGTTCTAAACCCGCCTGATGACTGCGTGGTGGTCAAGGTCAACTGGTCAGATAACCCGTGGTTTCCTGAAACGCTGCGCCTAGAGAAAGATGCCCTTAAAAGCCGTGATCCACAGGCCTATAACGTGGTTTGGGAAGGTCTTTGCCGACAGACGGTGGATGGCGCTATCTTTGCCAAAGAAATGCAAGTGGCTGAATTGGATGGGCGAATCACAAAGGTCAACTATGACCCGACAAAGCCCGTTCACGCTATCTTTGACTTGGGCTGGTCAGACGCTACGGCCATTTGGTTCTTGCAGTTCATTGGCATGGAAACCCGCCTGATTCGCTACATTGAGGGCAACCAGCAAACAATGAGCGACTACCTGGCAAAGATGCAGACGTTTGGTTATATCTACGACACGCTATGG